CTGGTATTACATCTGTTATTTAAGTAACTAATAATATTTATATATATATTATTATCTATATTATCTTTCTTTTTATTTACTATATTATTATTAACAGAAACAGAATCAGATACAGTATCAGAATCAGTATCAGAAACAGATGTCTCCATAGGGTATGTATACCCTATACATATGGTATCATTTTTAATGGAATCAACCATATCATTAACATATTTTCTAAATTCATCAGATTTAATATGTTTGGCAACTCCTAAAACCCCTGCCAAGACTTTCTTTGATTTGCTCCAGTTATACTTATACCAATGTAATATCAGCACTTCTTTAGTTTCTGAATCAAACTTAATAACCTTGTGTACCTTATCAAACCTTTCTAATAGCCTGATAATAGTATCTTTGTTATAACCTGTCTGCCTTGTCATTTGCGAATAACTAACCTCATAACACCCACATATATTTGTCTGTGGATTTGTTAGCAAATATATGTAGAAATACTTGTCCTCTGGCGTAAAATCATCTTCAACCTTGTTATCGGTCCAAAATGATAACTGAACATTTCTATATATTGCCATATTATTGCTCCTGTTCTTCAAGTTCCGTCACATTGTTACTTCACTAAATCGTTAATGTTAATTCTGAATCCATCAAATTCCTTGCCTTTACTTCTAACATAGGCAGATGTATCAAAGAACATCAAGTTGCCCTCTCTGTCCGTTGCCATACTTACACCATTTCTTGTAAGACTGCCTTTGAGTAGGTCAAGGACTATCTGTATTTCCTGCTTTGTTTCGTCTTTCATTATTTGCCTCTCCATATCTCTTCATCAAGAATATATTGCCTGATAAATCTATCTGCGTACTGTGGGTGTATCATTGACCTTGCTGTCTTTCGACTCACATTCTCATTGCCTTTTAATTTCTTAAATCTTACAGCTTCAACATAATCAAGTGACTCAAAAATAAAGTTGTTTTTCGGTTCACAGTTAATAAAGAAAAATTGTGTCGGCTTCTTCATAGAATCTCCGTTTTTTGTTCGGTCTTTATCTATCAATTTAGGTTGAATGCACCAATATTGCTTTAAATAATGTTGTGCTGAATACGGATTTTCGATTATCATATGCAAGCCTTTTCGCAAACAAACAATAGTCATTTTAGAAATCAAAAGATACAACTCTGTCAATTCTTCCTGCATTTTAATTGTGTATTCCAATTTCTGCTCTTCGCTCCAATTCCGCTGTGTGTTGCACTGACACCTGAAATGCAACATTATCTGGTCTTCAAATCTCACGCAAGGAAAAAACGCAAATATCAAATCATCTGGGCTTATCTTATCAAACAAACTCGGCTCGCCTTGATACCCCCCCTCTATCTCTTTAAAAAGGTCAGTAACATAATCAGTTTCGTTAAATTCATTCTGAATATCATAGTCGTAGGCTTCAATTCCATACTTTTTGAAAGCATTCTTGAATGTGCCCGACTGTTCAAATAAACAATGTACTATCATTCTGTATCTCCTATAAAGTCAAATAAGTTCATCTGTGATGTCTCGGCTTTTACTCGGCTTTCAGCAATTTTATAATTTTTATCATCATTTTCAAATGCGATAAATTTTAATCCACAATTATGTGCCGCTATTGCAAAAGTTCCACTTCCTGCGAATGGATCCAAAAGTAGTTCACCATTTCTTGCAGATTGAGTAATCATATCCTCTGCAATATCAAGTCGCTTTTGATTCGGGTGTTCCGTCCTCTCATTGCCTTGACAAATTGGTTTTACCCAAAAAGATTGTTTCTGTCCTTTCTCGATATTCCAATAATGTTTAGCACCTGGCAACTTTGTAGCAAAAATGCAAAATTCAGTGCTAGACATATATCCAACCCTAAATATTTGAGGGCAAGGATTGGCTTTACACCAAACCAATGTACTTCTAACATGGAATCCTATATCTTTAAGTATATATTCAATAAAAGATACCTCATTTTTAGGAACCCACATATATAGACTAGCACTGTCTTTCATAACTCTATACACTTCGACAAAGACGCTCTGAATAAAGCTGAAATACGCCTCATTATCTGCAAAGAAATCCCATTTGCCATAATTGAAATTGAGTTCTTTTTTGTTTCCGCTTCTCTTTAATGCCTTGCTATCTATCGCACTTCTATCAATAGACTTTTTTGAGAAATATTATAAGGAATATCTGTCATTACAATATCTATCATTCCATCATCTATTAATTTAAGCCCATCCCTGCAATCCATTTTATACAATCCATTTTCTAGCATTTTAAATCTACCAAAAGGAAACCTCGGTTTTATGTCGCGACAACCTATTCCTTTCTTTGATTTTTAATTAGTTAAATCTGTTTCTCGGAAGAGTAAAATCTACTCTCTGACCACAGCTATAGCACCACTTGTAAGAGTATTTAATAATATCTTTACCTGTAAAAATCTGACCGCATACAGGACATTTATAATCATCTTCGCTATCCTGTACGGCAATTATATCTTTTTCTTTCAGCTTTTCTTTCAAGTGGTCTAATACCTCTATGCAATCATTTCTTTTCATTCTGAATCACTCGCTTTCTTTTCTCTCAAATCTCTCACAAGACACATCAAGCAAGCAACCGCACCGCTCAACTTCTCCCATTCCCATATAAGTTCTGTATCTGTAAGAGTTTTTGCATTTAAAGCAGAAATCCTTGCCACTATTCATCTTGCAACTTGTCTTTTTATCTTCCAGCTTTTTCCCGATACTCTCATTTATCCTTTTGAGTTCATCGACCTTTTTCTGCAATTCCTCAAAATCTTCAATGAGTTTGTTGTATTTCTTCTTACTTAAAATCTTCATTCTGAATCACCCACTTTCAATAAATCCATAAACTTCTCAAACTGTTTCTGCGACACCTTGTTGTGCTTCTTATTGTCTCTGATTTCGATTTTAAGGTGCTTTTCAGCAATAGATGATAATTCCCTCGCTAACACCTTTTTGCCTTGCTGTATGCCGTCTCTGTAGCCTTTAGAGGGCTTAAATTCATTTATCTTTTCTTTGCCCTCTCCTTGACCGCCAGCCGTCTTGTTATATCTGCACTGATAACCTCTTTTTGTGTATTCCAAAATCCAATATTGCTCCATTTCGTCAAGCTTGTCTTTCGGATAGTACATAACATTCAACTTCCAACCATAAGGATTGTTTTCGCTATAGAATCCTCTTTTCTTGATTGATAAATCTATGTGCTGATAGCCTATCAAGTGTGATATACTACGTTCTAAGCAATCTACGCTTTGACCGATATAAAAGTACGATATTCCGTTTTCATCGGTCCTAGTGTAGAAATAAATGCCACTCTTGTGCTCCATGCCAGGGCAAACTTTTAATATACGTTCTTTATTTTTGCTTTTTATGGCATATAATTGTTTATAATTTACGCTTGGCATTTCTCTTACCTCCTAATGGTGTTGTTAATATCTCTTCAATAGTCCAACCTAAATCCTTTCTATGCAATAAACAATGTGTATTTATACCTACTATTTCAGCCCACTCAATAGCTCTGTGAGATTCTCCGTTATATTTCCAAATCGGAGAACACGATAAATCCTTACATTTTCGACTACAATACACAGCGTTTTTAAAATGCCCTCCTCTTTTGGCATTAAACCTTTTCCCACATATAGGACAGATTTTCGTGTAATCCTTTGTATTCGGGTGTGTTTTGCTTCTTAACTTAAAACCACATTCATAACTACAAGTTTTTGCTCCGTTCCTTTTTGAAACTCTATACTTTTTTCCACGAACAGGACAGATTCTATACCTATCTTCTTCTAAAATGCTGTTCCTCTTATTTTTAGCTTGCACCTCGTTAGTGACAAATCTACAATTTTCAGGACAATAATTTCCATTAACATCTATTCTATCTATAGTTAATATATTTATGCCTTTATCTGTCTTGTCTTCTTTGTAACCATTGTCAATCGCCCATTCATAAAAAGATTGGAAATCATCTTTCCACTCATCACACATCACTATTCCTCTACCGCCATAATTCTTATAATCACGAGAGGTTTTGCAATAGCAACGATATTTAATACTTTTCCATAATGGGTACAACCTGCCACACTTATTTGAAAGTCCATGAGTTCTATTCAATGAGCCGATTATTTCTTTTTGAATGCAGCCACAAGACTTTGTGTTCCCATTGATAATCTGTGATTTTCTTACCATTGCTTTATTTCCACAATCACACAAGCAATTATAAACAATCGCTCTTTGTCCGCTTGGATATACAATGTCATCTGCCCTGCCAACAATATAAAGTCTTCCTATTTTCTGCCCTATATAACTCTTTTTCTCAATCGCCTTGGCTCTTGCTATGTTCTGATAACTCAAGAATTGCCACCTGCCTTCACTATCTCAATCGCCTTTTCAAGAGAAATAAGATAATTATTGCTGTTGCCACTTCCATACAGTTTTACAGAAGAGTCTGTTTTCAACCGCTCTACAACCTTATCAATATCATAGGTGATTGGATAATTGCGCAATGCATAAATTACATCTTGTATATCTTCCGCATCACCAAACATAACCGATTTTTCAAATGCTTCTGCATCTATCAATCCCATACTTCATCACTCCTTCTTGTTTAAAGACTTGAGCGTTTCTTTTAATTTGCTAAAATCTACGCTTCTTATGGATTTACGAACCGCATCAGAAAATGATATGCAAGCTATTCTAAATTGGAAAATTGCAAAATCTGTAGTTGCAAGAATTTCTGGATAGTTCTGCTTTATATATTCTGCGATAATATCGTTTCTTGTCATCATTGCTCTCCTTTCTGGCAGTTACATAAGCAACTGCCCCTCCAATCTAATTAAACGGAAGTTCACCTTCTACATCATCAGGAATGTTCATGAATTCGTCATTAGTGCTTGGATTGTTAGGTAATAGTCCATTATTGTTATTCTGCTGCTGCGTAGCCCTGCTTTCGCAAAATTCGTGTCTTTCAACAACGCAATCATTTGTGTAGACTTTCTGCCCGTCCTTGTTAGTGTAGCTGCCTGTCTGCCATCTGCCCTCAACGATAATCTTAGTTCCCTGGTGTAAATACTTCTCCGCAAACTCTCCATTCTTACCAAATGCGATACAGTTAATAAAGTCCGCTGCCTGTTCGCCCTCTTTCTTAAAAGCTCTGTCAACAGCTAATGTATATCTTGCTACTGCCATACTTCCGTTTACTGTCTGTGAATATCTAATCTCTGGGTCTCTAACAACTCTTCCACATAAAATTACACGATTCATTACTTTTCCTCACTTTCTTCTACATAATTGTCCCAAGCTTCATTAAGCACCTTGGCTCCATCATCGTCATCCGTAACAATAATCGTGTACTCGCCTACCTTAGTCGAGATAAATCCTGCATTGCTATCTTTAAGCATTTTAATTAATGAATCAATTAACCCACTCATCTTTATTCCTCACTTTCTACTAACTCAAATCTGTATTTCTGTTCTGCGTTAGGATATTTTTCCTTATCAACCTCACTCATAAACATTTCAAGAGGTCTGTTCCAGATATGTCCCTCATATTCATATACAACTGATATTTCTTCCGTCTCGGTATGCCTTGAAATACCGATAACAGTAACAATCTTGCCGATCTTAAAATGTCTGTATTTCTCGCCTTTTCGTGGCAAAGGTCTGTTAAATTCTGTACTGATGTTATCTGCCTTAAAATGCCTTGTGAGTAATGCAAGGTCGCAGTTTGGCTTATCTTCGCCATCAAGATTAAATTCTTCCGACTGTTCGATATGTAACTGTTGCCAATTTTCGGCATATCCTACATTGCTTATATCATCATATATATCTTCGAGTGAAATATTTTCACGATTGGAAACTAAATAGCCACTAAATCTAAATATTCTTGCCATATTTATTCCTCACTTTCTACTAACTCTTTATTGTCAAATACATTGCCGATAACTTCTACTGTGTCTACCGAATCATCCTCATCATTAAAATTCCAATAGATTTCCCACAATGATATATAATTATCGTTTTCGCAAGCATATAAAATGCTTTCACACCCTGTAACACGCATAATATTTGATTGTATTTCTTTCCAATCAATATTTTTTCGATATCCAATTCCGAAACCACCACACACATACTTGATAGTTCCTCTATGCCCAAAGAGTTCTACAATATCATTCTCCCAAATCAGATTACCATTTTTATCCCTAAGTCCTGTGCATTGGCAGATTGTGGATGGGTCTACTTCAAATCTTTCAGCAACATCATACAATCCGCTGTGTATTAGTTGCCCAGTGTAAATATAATGCTTTTTATGTATATATGCGTAAAATCCGACAACCCATTCTCCGTTATCAAGCCTTTTTGCCTTGTATAAATATCTATCTTCCATATTCTCTCCTATTTCCGCTTCTGATTGAAGCCAATCTAAAATACATTTTTTGCACGTCCATACATTATCTGCGTAAGGACACTCGTCTATATGCATAACTTCAAGGCAACTATTAAATAATGTATCAGCTAACTCTTCATCCGACATATTCCTTATCCTGTCGGCATTGGTCTGTTTGCTATCGCACCTGCAACAAGGCTCATTATCTCTTGAATTGCTATTATGCCGGCAATTGCAGTTATTGTTGCTATCCTGTATTTTTTGCTCATTAACTGCCTGTATTACCCATGCTTTTTTAATTAGTCCCATTTCAGATGGGATTTTTAATAATTCATTCTTTAGTCTTGACTTACTAATCAAATCATTCATTTTCTCCACCTCTCAATTCTTTCAGTTTTGCTTCGGCTTCGGATTTTGTGAGGAATACTGAAATCCCCAAGTATCCGCTATGACTTTTAAGAGAGTTATCGTCGTATCGAACAACTAACAAAGGCTTTCTGCTTATATGATATGTTTCTTCTAACACAAAACCCTTTCGTACCTCAAAATCCACAATACAGTACGCTTCAGGCGGTATCTTGATTAGCTTCCTTCGTTGTTCTAAGTCCTCATAATCTTTCAGCCTAAAGTACACCTTTAGCCAGTATTCGACATCATCAACTAATGTGGGTATTTCTTTGTTGCTATCTGTCAATCTCTCCATTACTGCTCCTTTCTTCTCATGACTAACTCAAAATCTGTCTCTGGATATGTGATAGAATATTCTTCTTTTCCCACCATTTTTCCCATAAACCATTCAAATACAGAAGCTATTGCACTATCCGTTATATCCGTTTTCTGCCCTATCCACATGTGTTTATCTGTATCTTGCGTTCCATAATAAATTCTGTTGGTAATAGGACTTACTCCTGTTCCTTTCTTTTTAGCCATATAATCTCCTTTCTAAAGCGGACACTCATTAGGATTTTTTAATCTTTCAAAACCGACATATCATATCCGCTTTCAATAAACTTCAATGTTTTGGCATGATTGCACCTATTTCCGAGATATGTATAAATCCGCTCCATATCTTTCTCGGTAAAGTCTGTTTCCAAAAACTGATTTATGCCGCCAAGCATAAATCTGTGAAATTCATCATTGCTCCGTTTGGTGTTATATGGTTCCGTCTTGTATGCAGGTCTTGATAGCCATTCCAAAACTTTACACTTTACATCTGTTTCATTTTCACAATCTTTTAAACCGAAATATGTATTGCTTTTAATATGTGCTATAAACTCTGCGTTATGATTTATAACGCTATCAGGAAAACAATTCATTAACTTTGTAACTATATCCCAACTAATCAAAACGGACATTCATCTCCTTTCCTAAGAACCCATTCTTTATTAGGCTCTGCAACATCCACATTTGCCCCACGAGCGACTTTTTTCATCTTCTCGATGAAACTATCTCTATCAGAATTTTCACTTGATAGATGGCACATTATGACGTTCTGTAAGCTATCTGAATAATTTGCCTTAACAAAATCACAAGCCGTGTCAATGGATAAGTGACCTCTGAATACGTGATTGGCTTTGCCTGTGTTATCCCTGTCAATTAAATCCTTGTCATAATTCACGCCTAAGAGAATGTGATTTATGCCTTTAAACTTCCACTTGACAACCTCACAATCGGTAATGTAAAGCATTCTCCCCATTTCCTTGTGAGTAATCAGAAAGCCGTATATCGGACAAGGTTCGCCATTTGCGTCTGTGTGCGTCCAGTTTCCGTCTATTGTTGTTAGGTCAAAAGGTTTTACTGTAAATTCGCCCATATTCATTGATTTACGGCTATCGCCTAAATATGGGGCAAGTATTGGTATTCCCATTGATTTAAAATCGTTCAATGACCTTGAATGGTCGTCAATAATGCTCGTGTGAAATAAGGCAACCTACTATATTTTTTACATTCCAATCACACATCTTTTTTATGTCTTTAATCCCCATTCCTACGTCAAGAATAAGCGTTTCGTTTTGCGACATAAGAGCATAAGAATTTCCTTTACTTCCAGTTCCGCAACATTTCAATTTGAGCATTACATCACCTCGCTTTCTTTTTCAAACTTCCATACATATCCGCCGGCTTGTTTTCTCACGCTTCCCTTGCTGTTATAAAGCTCTTTATTTGCAACTTGTAAAATATTTCTTCCGCAAACACCGGTATTTCTGCTTGCCTCCATTGCATTGCAATACGAATTGATAAATTCTCCGTTTAATGAGTACTGGATGATTTTTCCTTTCTTAAACTTCTGCACATTTCTCTTTTCTTTCTTGTTTCTTCCGTGAATAGCTCTGCCTTGGTTATAAGCAATCATCCCGTCTAATATATGAGGATTTTCCATTAAAGTTAGCCTTTTATGTTCAATTCCACTGAGAATTTGCAAATTACTAACACAATTATTCTGCTTGTTTCCGTCTCTGTGGTGTACTTCATACCCATTTGGAATTTGCCCTATGAAAGCCTTTGCAACTGCAATATGAACTCTAATAGTTTTAACTTCTTTGTTCCTGTCTGTTGCCCTGAAAGATAAATACCAACCATTTTTATTGTTTGTTTTAACAAACTGTCCTCTACTATCTTTCCAAAAGCTCTTAATTAAACCGCTATCAGAAATTGCATATAATCCCTCGTAGCCCTTTATCCATTTCCAAATGTTTCCATCATTAATAAAATTAGTAAGTTCGCTTTCTTTAACATCTATTCCTACCCTCTTTGCTGGGATTATTCCTTTCTCTAATAGCTTGTCATATTCTATAAGCTCATTTAAGTCTCTGGAATAAAAATGTAGTCGTTTTCCGTTGACGTATCTTCTTAGTATATATGATTTTCCAACCTTAGATATTCTTGGATAAATACTCAATTAAACCACCACTCCTTATCCACATATCACACCCACAACATCTTTGACATTCCAATCTAAGCCTTTTTTAATCTCCTTAATCGGTATTCCACAATCAAGGATAAGTGTTTCTCCGCTGTTGGAAGTCAAGGTGTAGCAGTTCCCGGAACTTCCAGTTGCGATACATTTAAGTTTCATTTAAGTACTCCTTTAATACTTAATATTCATATTTCCGTGTTCATTAACCCAGTCAATAGCTTCTGCGTATGTCACGCCATTGTTTTTCAAGATGTAAAGCAGATTATGAAATTTAGGGTGTGTTTCTTTTAGCCTTAAAAATCTGCTTTCTTTCTCTAAGTGACATCCAAATCCGCACAGCACGCAGCCGGTTCTTTGACATCCTGTAGTTTTTAGCAATGGTCTTTCCTCGTCAAAAATCCCGAAATCAGCAAATGACATCTGATTCTCACATTGCCCCATAGCTTCATAATCTGTGACTACTTCGCCATAAACGGAACATATAGGCAGATTATTTTCTTTGATGTAAAGCAGCACATCTTGTTCAGTCCAAAATGACATAGGATTACTTGTTGGAATTTTCAAGTCAAATCCATTGCAACCATTCTGCAACCATTGTGAAGTCCTTAGCTTACTTTCACTAGCCATTTGAGCGGTAATAGGTACTTTGCTTGTATCTTTGTTGTATTGGTGCATAGGTTGTTTCTTCATTACCTTGCAACATTGATTAGATACTTCAAATGGTGCATTTAGCATAAATAAGTACTTTGACCTGTCATACATACTGTCAAAATCTTCACACTTGACACCAAATAACTGTTTTACTCTGACAGGTGCTTTCAAAATTTCGCTAGGGATATTCCCCATCTTTAAATCCGCAAAAGCTTTGTTTTCTTTGTCTGCTCTCCTGTCTATTCCTATCAGGTCGGCTATACGATAAGCAAACGGAATCTCTGTCTGTCTGTCTGTCTGTCTGTCTGTCTGTCTGTCTGTCTGTCTGTCTGTAAGGATTCTAATGTATTTTCTACTATCTGCAACACATTCTGATATTTCCTTTGAAAACATTGGGAATCCATACTGTTCACAAACCTGTGCAAATGAAATCTTGGGCTTCAAAATCACAAGATTATCGAATGTCTGTGCAAACTGCCTTAACTCTGGATATTGTGTCGGAACATCTACGAATACAAAAGGAATATTTTTATATCCGCAAACTTCTCTGATTATGTGTCCTAAAACTGTACTATCCTTGCCGCCACTAAATGACAGATACACTCCATCTTCGCCAAATTCATTTACCCAGTTCCTTATTCTCTCCGCTGTCATTCTGACTTTGATATTCAGTGGTAGTGCCTGCCATTGGTATAATTCCTGCATTGTATGTTTTGCCATACTCACACCTCGATTTCATCATCCTGCGGGAACTGAAAGACAGCATTGTTGACATACTCTACCTTTGACAGCTGATTTTCTGCTCGCACTATAATGCCACATTTCTTTAATCTTTCAAATTCCTTTGCCACATCCTCTGAAATATCAACATTCTGCATTACAATCGGCATACTGATATATGCTTCCCTCAACATTTCCATAGCCTTAATTACCTTTGCTTTGGTGGAATAGGTTGCTATAAGGCTGTTCATAAACACTTCCGGTGGCTCTGCGACATTTTTAACTGCAACAATTCCATAATTTCCACCACTATTTAATATTGAAAAAGCAAAATATTCATATGGAATATCAAATTTTCCATTCTGTGAAATTATTCTCATACTCAATCTCCTATTCTGCCTGCATGAATGGCGGTAATGCGCTATCTTCTGCCTGTTTTTCGGCTGCTTCTGTGGCTGAATCTTCTACAAATTCTACTGAATTAGCGTTATTTGTGATTTCCTCTGCAACCTGTGACTGCATATTTTCAACAGAATAATTCCTGTCTGCAAAATCTCCGTCAATAATCTCATCAGAGGTATATAAGCCCATTGAAATTTCTGGGCAATATCTTCTTGAAAAGAATGATGCGGCACGATATGCAAGCATTACCTGGGGCATTGTTTTCCATTTACTTCCGTTCTTTCCTACCCAGCCCTCCGCAACTGCCATATCCATATCAACTACCGGTCCGTCTATTCTTTCTCCGTTCTCAAATGCGTAACACATACAGCTAAAAGGTTTTCCATTCTTGTCGGTTTTTTCTTCAAAATGCAAACTACTGTCATATTTGTGGCTAGTGTTTATCATTCCGATAAGTGCCTTTGCATTCCAACCGGGTTTACCCTGTATAACATCAAGGTTTTGCATTACTAAAAATGGACTTGTTTTCATTCTTATAGCAAGGTCAATCGCTATCATACAGTTAGCTTCGCTTTTCTGATACTCTCTTGGAACTAATGTTGACTGCGATAATGCCTTTGCCATCTGATAAGCCATTGTGAAATTATCAGATGTCCCAAAAATCCCAAGACTAAAATCTGTCACCTTATTAATGTGCTGTACTGCTGTTTCTTCTTTCTTTTCCGCAACTGCTGTATTCTCTGCCATAATTATTCCTCGCTTTCTTCATATATAATTTTTATGCCTGCTACATTACCAGGAGTCCGTTTGTTTGTGATAGTTTCCATGATATCCCAGACATCATCATTATCTATGCCGATAGAAATTCTCTCTATTGCCGATACAAACCGCTTGATAACTTCTGCTTCTTCTTCGCTTACTGTAAGTACATATACGTCTTCACACTTCATATTATCCCTCCGCAATCTCTAATTTCTCGCTATCATTAACAATCAGCATAATCAACTGGCTATCCACCATTTCGGCGACTTTCTTCTGATTGTCCGTACTAAGGCTTTCAGAATCATCTAAAATAATAGGTACTGATATACCACTAATCTTCTGAATTGAGTTACAAATATCTACTCTGCCTAAAATCCTGTTACCCTTGTTGCTCATAGTTGTTAAAATGCTCTTTCCGTCAACTGTAGGTACGCAACAGCTCTTGTAATTGCCGTTCTTAGCATACTCAAACAGCTGCCACTTAACTAATCCAAAATGGCTGTTTACTGCTTCTGTCAAAGCTTCATTCTTTGCTTTGTCTAATTCATCAAGCAAATCAAGGATTTTCTCCGCATTAGCCTTATTCTGTTCAGAATCAATCCTTGTCTGCTTTAATTCTTCAAGTCGCTGTTCATCTGCTACCGTATCAGACTTTGCAATCTGGCTTTCGCATTCTGCTAACTGCTGCCTTAAAGCTGTTTCCTGTGCCTTTAATTCTGCCTTAATTGCTGAAATATCATTAGCCTTGTGCATAGCTTCTTCTTTTTCGGCAATCTTCTGTTCAAGTGCCTTGTATTCTTCTGTAGCTGATACATCAATTTCCTGTGGAAGTTCTGCTAACTGCTTTTCAAGGTCTGCTAAATCAACTAAATGCTTTTCTAACTTCTGCTTTCTGTCAGCCAATTCCTGTTCAGCTTCAACTAACAATCCTTTGATTTCATCAAGCATTTTCTTAGCTGTGTTGCCCTTATCGGTAATTCTGCTAAGTTCAGTTTCTTTATGTGCCTTAAAATCTGCCTTTAGTTTCTCTTTCTTTTCCTCTGGGTATTCCTGTTTACAATAAGGGCAAATAAGATTATTCTCGTCAAATACACGTTCTTTTTCAGCTTTCCATTCGGCTCTGCTACCATCAAGCACTTTCTGATATTCAGCTATCTTGTCTTTATCAAAGTCAACAACATTTTCTGCGTTACTGATTGATTTCTTACTATCCTCAATCACATAATTAAGGTTACTAATCTGTGATTCAAGATTTCTTCTGGTCTTAATATTGTCCTCATTAGCCTTGTGCGACATATCGCTAAGCTCAAATTTAAGATTGAGAATATCCGAACTAGCCTTGTCATATTCAGCCATCAGCTTGTCATTGTCGGTCTGCTTTGCTATGCAGTCCTCAATCTGTTCTTTAAGGCTGTTCCTCTGTAATTCAAGGTCAGATACTTCAATAGCCTGTTTAAGCTGAATATCTCTTTCCTTTTCCTTAATCTGTCCGTCAAGAATAGACAAATCCTTTGTGATTTTGGTCTTTGTAGCCTTATTCATAGCGGATAATTCTTCAACTGTATACTTATTAAGCAAAGGAACTAACTCCGCTAATTTGGCTTTCTGTGAAGCTATATCAAGGTCTGTAACATCTCCTACAAGGCTGAATAGGTATTCTCTTATTTCTGCCGGCTTCTGATTAAGAAACGCATTTACATTGCTGCACATCTTAAATACATTCATGTCAACATCAAGATACGCATTGAAGTCCTTTAATGTCTTAGGCACATCATTGATAAAATACTTGTTATCGTCCTTATAACTGCTGCCATCTTTGCTATAAGTACGCTTCTGCACTTTCTTCATAGTTATTTCTTTTCCGTCAACATCAAGTGTAAGTTCAACGCTTGTGTCCATATCATCAACGGATTTTCCGTCAACCTCTCGTCTGACAACCGGATTATCCTTTAATTCATAATCACAGTTAAACAAGCACCACAGATAAGCTGTGGTAATAGTTGACTTGCCCTTGCCATTCTTAGCCATAATCTTTGTAATGGCGTAAAAATCAAACTCTGCGTGTGCGTAGCACATAAAGTTTTCAAGTACTATCCTTTTTAAAGTTGCTCTCATAAACAATATCCTTTCCCTATTATATATTCATAACAAATACGCCATCTTCAATCTGGAAGTTGTCGACTTCCCTGTCAGCGTATAGTGAGTACTTAGCTTCCTCAAGCGAACCGTTAAATACTGTTCCCTGCTGTGGTGTCCATATCTGGCATAGCAAATCTTCATCAAGAGACAAATTGGCTAATTCTCTAACTGTAATATCACTATGCATTAGCTTCGCCCTCCTCTGCGTAATCAATCCTGCTTACTGATACTTCATAAGCAACCCTTGTCTCAATCTCATTGTCGCTTATCTTCTTAGTGTACTCACGGCTCTGGAATCTTCCCTGGATCTGAATGTGTTCTCCAACTTCAAGTCCACCCGCAAATCTTGCATTTCTTCCCCATGCTATACATGGTATGTAATCTGATTTGCCATATGGTCTGTTTACTGCCACTAAGATATCTGCAATCTCTCTGCCCTTTGGAGTACATCTATATACAGGTGGTTTACAGATATGCGCGTCAAGCATAACTGTATTAATATCTTCTTCAAATGGTAGTTCGGTTGCGTCCTGTGCCAGTATTTCAAGTTCTCTTGCGAATACAGATAAAATCAGCTTACTCTTCACATCATCAATATGCCTGTTGAAGCTCCTTATCTGCCCTGAAACTGTGACAACCTGTCCTACTTTGATTTCTCTGATATCAACAAGTCTGTCTGATATCATTACCGGTAATGTATCCTTGTTACCGCTTGTTCTTGAACACTTGAGCATGAACACATAAAACCCCTCGCCAAGTACTTCATGCGAGAATATCGGTTCCCTCTCAACCGTTCCTGCTAATGTGATATTATTGTTATTAATTGCATTTTCCATTTCTTTCTCTCCTTACTTTAATATGTAACTTCCTATTGGTACTTTATCCATTCTTTCAATCAGATGGATTTTGCAGCTAAAAGTATAGAATTTTCTAAAATCCTTTTCCTTTATAGCTCTCTGCCTGTTTCTATTCAACTTAATGATTCTTTTTATGCTACTCATTGGCACTCTCCTCTCTGGTTCTGTAATACATTGTTGTAAGAAATCCTTTTGTTGTTAAGCAATCGTAATTCTTCCATACCTCAAGGCTATGATTTGCTGTCTTAACAGCATTTCTTACTGCACTTCCAATAGAATCCTTACTTTTGCCGTATTTCTCGGCAACTTTCTTAATCTCGCCATCTATTGCTAATGCAGAATCAAGATTGCTCATAATATCAACGATGTATGCATAACCTTTTCTGTTAGAAAGAATACCTAAGTTGAATAATTCTTCTCTTATTCTTTTCTCCATAAACAAACTCCTTATCTGTAGCAAAAGTACATATTCTGCACTTTCTTATAAACGCCGCTACCTTGTTTAAATTCAGCTTGATACAACACATTGCTAGGTATGTCATATCCGCTTATTAATAATTCTTCTGCTATTCTCCAACATCTTTCTGTTGGTTCTTTGTAGAATCCACTGTTTTTAAGTTCTGTACATTGATATTGTCCTGATTGATAGATAACTTCTTCAATGCTGTTAGGGAAATACTCACTTTGTACCCGATTCAAAACAACGGCTCCTGCAAGATATAGCATTTCATCATCGTTGCATGTCGCTCCGCATTCACCCATCAGCAAATGTGCCATGAGCGATAACTCATATTCATCAACACTTATCTCTCCAGTTTCAACCTTATAATCAACATGTGAGTTGTAGCATTCGCTTAACACTGCACTCTGCTGATTAATCTTAGCTTGCGGTTGTACCGGTCTTAGAATCAACGCTATAAGGCTAATTCCTGCCAGTGTTGCGGATATGTTAATTATCTTTTCTTTCATATCTTCTCCTACATGTTTGTATCATGTACCACTTCGGCAAGTGCTATTGGCAACAAATAGGTGTCGATGAATTCGTGTACATCAGCCAAGTATTTTCTTTTAATACTCTTGTATGTCGCCACGCACCCGAATTCGCGTTTTAACTGCTTGTATATATCTGAATATACTGAACCGCGAATACCACCGTCTTTGTACGCATTGCTGTCCTTTCCGCCAAGTACTTCAATTCCTTTCTTTCTAACATGTTTCTGCACTTCTTCAATCTCACAGCCGTAAAGCGGAGTTTCTTCTTCAATACTGGTTATCTTATCTTCAACCTTATCAACTCTCTCTGTGAGTTCCGTGTTGCCCTGTGCCAATAATCTAATCTGTTCAGATGTTGTCAAAGGCTTACTGTAACTTCCTGTCTTTCTGATTGACGGAAGAACTTCTGATGTTACCCAATGTTTAAATCTTCTGGCAGATTCAAGCCTGCTTCCAAAAACTAAGGCATAAACACCAGATTCATTAATAACAGTCATGCTCTGCTTTCCGCCAAGGGTGTCGATAGTGTCTACCCCCTTATCTTCATCAAATACATGTGTAGCGATTGCGTCTCTTGGATTTGTAAACCCCAGTGCTTTTGCAACATCTTTTCCAACAAAATATGTCTCATCATCTTTAGTAATAGTTCGGATTTCTCCAAACTCTGAATTGCTAAAAATCTGTAGCTCCATAAACATTCCTTTCTAAATAATGTGTGATATATTTTGACCTTTTAAGGTGCATTTGAGCGATTCTGCTCATTCCTATCTGCTGCAACTTGTGAACTTTATATTTATTGATACAATAGAAAGGTGATGGTAGACGCTTTCCAATCGGTAGGTAATTCACACTTGATACGAACAGGGCGCTATCCCTGTCAAAAAGAACTAATGATGTTTGAATAAAAGTTTGCAACTATTTACCGCTACCATCACCTTTCTATTGCATCAATATCAAAAATTCTAATTCTTATGTGCCTTGTGGTAACTTATAAAGTTACTTTCTTTGCAAAAAAAATCTCCATAGGATTTTCAATATTCAAATTATCAATCATAATCTGAATTTCATTGCTGCCAAAAACGCCCTTGTGCATTCGTAAATAAAAAGTCTTGGGTGTTACACCTATCATTTGCGCAACTTCTGTCTGTGTTTTTCCATTTTCAGCAATAATCCCACGAAGCTTATTTGTATCAACCATCTTCTCATCTCCTTTCCAACTTCGTAACTTTTGAAGTTACCCTTATTATACACCGCAAAAGTAACTTGTCAAGTTATTTTTTTCTTGACTTGTAACTTTTTTGTGCTATAATCAAGTTACCGATAGGAAAGGAGGAAACACTAATGATTAAAACTGTTGGAGACAGAATTAAGGAACAAAGAGAACTTAATAAAATGTCGCAAGTAGAGTTAGCTAAGAGGATGGGCGTTTCTAAGCAGACATTATATAAGTATGAAAACAACGCAGTGACAAACATTCCAAGTGATAAAATTCAGATTGCTGCACAGATTCTTGATATTTCTCCATCATATTTAATGGGGTGGGAAGATAATTTATCTACTGATAATGCTGATATCATTCCCGACTTAATGTCAGATAAAGAATTATTGGATAGTGTTAAGAAATTGATAAATCTCAATAAAGAACACCAGCAAACTATATTTGACAATATAGCCTATTGGTATGAGAAAGAGGGGCGTTAAACGCCCCATTTCTTTTTGAAAGATAAAATTAATTCATATACAAATTTTAAAAAATTGTTATCGCTACAATTATCTATTAATCCGATAATCTTTTGCCTGTATTCCTCATTCTCCATATATCCCCCTTATTGCACGATATAACACTGGTAGCGATGGTGTTATTATAGAACATTTGTTCTTGCATGTCAACCTACCCCCAGTAGATTAACAGTTTTCAGCGGTGACACTGCCAACGCCAATCAAACAGTGCCACCTAGCCGAAACTTGAAGATTCTGTCCGAACTCTCTCGGACAATTATTATTATAAATACTGATAATGTAAAAATCAACTTAAAGATATCGCAAGTTTCGACAACATTCGACAAATTATGCATAGTGTGATATGATTAGTAAAATTAAATACCGACCTTGATAGGATTATAGAAAATGATAAGGTTACTTTTTATTGCAAAGGAACTGATAAGACATATTCTTATACAACAGTGCTAAATGCAAGAAAAACAATACCTGTTGTCATATCAGAAATGTATGATATTCATTAAGAATTACCGGGAGCATTGCACTCCCGGTATTTTTATTAAGGTTAGACTAATTCACAATCGGCTACATTGACCGCTGCGAATAATTCTCCGTCATGCACAAGTACAACCCTGTCTCCACTTCTTTCTGATGCTGTATACTCATCAAACCAAGCCTTAATAGGCGTGCCGTCATAATCAGTATTGCCAACAAATCTCACTGTGCTACCCTCTTCAATATCTTCGCTAAATGGGATATCTGTAGGCGTATCATCAGAGCTTGCACCGCCAACAAATTCAAGATTAGCGATATTAACAGCGGCTGTGATTGTTGTGCCGATACCTATAACAATTCTGTCTCCGCTCTCTTCAATTACATCATATTCATCATAGTACACACTAAATCTGTTGCCGTCATAATCAATGTTATCAAGTACTCTGACTTTCTTGCCGTCACCACGACTTACTGTATCCGTGTTGACGTCATTGTCATTGTCATAAATACACTTAACAAGGCTTATGTTATCCTCGTCAATAGCAGCAGTAGTTACGCCATCAACGCCGATAACAACTCTTCTGCCACTAGCCGATAAAACACTGTACTCATCATAGTAAGTGCTGAATGGCTCACCATTATCGTACTGGATAGCGTTAATAACCTTAACTGTATCGCCCTTATGGTATTTAGTGTCTGGTACTGGCTCATAGTCTGGTACTGTAATGTCTTCAACAACATGGTCTGTGCAATAATCAGTGTAGCAGTAGTTCTGATCTACTGTCTGTCCGTTAATCTGTGTGTCTCTAAGATAATTAACACTTCCGCCAAACTGCCACATATCATAATCAACAGCAATTCTAGGTTCTGCATCTGAATACTTTGCTACCCAAACGGCATAACCAGCTTCTTTTACTCTCGAAATATCTACATAATTGTTAATGCAGTTCTCATATGAGTATAATCCGACATTCTTATATCCTGCATTTCTCATTTCATCAAGGAATGCCATAATAATGTCTGTAAGGTCGTTGCCGGCAACCATGCCTGCTTCAACATCATAGAATACTGGGTAGCAGAATGATTTACCTGCTAAAAGCTGTGCAAAATATCTAGCTTCATTTACAGCTTCATCAGCACTTAATGCGTTACCGAAGAAATAGGCTCCTTTGTGGATTCCTGCACTTTCCAACTTGTTATAACTGTTCTCAAACTCTCTATCTTCGTATAAGCCATCATCAGCACCGCCTGCCTTGATAATGGCAAAGTCTACATTCTCATTATCTTTTGCACTTTTAAAATCAAAGTCTCCCTGCCACCTTGATGTGTCAATTCCGAATAATTTACTCATGAATTTACCTCCTAAATTTAGAAAAATGTGTATCAAAAAGCACCCCAGTGTTTCCGCTGGGGTGCTTGATTGCGAATATTATATTGTTAATGTTATGCGGCACTGCCAACCTTACTAATTGCTCATTCCGCGACTAAACTGCAATAATATTAAATGCACCGGTGCAATTACTAAGGCAGTATCTGAAACTTAACTAAATATAAGTGAGCCTGTAATATAATCACCCTTTTGGAATTCGCTTGTAGCCCATGCTCCTTTATTACCATCTTTTGTATAATATCGAGCAAAAGCATAATGCTGGCTTGCAGAGCTATATAACAATGTTGTTCCATAGCCTATCAACTTTGCTCGAACTACACCTGTGGCATCATAAGGAGTATAATTACTTTCCAATATTTTATTAAAGGTAGTAATACCCATATTTTCAAGAACTGTTTCTATGTCATAATATCCTGTAAAATTATTCTGTGTAGAATCTTGTGTTTCAATTTTGGAGGCATAGTATAAAATCCCTGTTTTGGTAGATTTATTATAATAGCAATAATTATAGCCATAACCTTCAAGAGTACCATTTATACTTGCAATATTTTTGCAAAAAGAGTTTTTAACGTCAATATTGCTGTTTAATTGTGTAATCTCGTCACGAATATTGCTAATCATGTCATTGTTATTCTTAATTCCTGCGTCCATTATATTTAAGTTTGCTGCACTAAGCGGAGTGCTTTTACTTGGCGATTGTTGCCAATTTACACGGCTGTACGAAAGAAATCCTGTTAAGCTCATAATTTACCTCCTAAAAATAAGAGTGCAGGTTTAAACCCACACTCTCTGATGATTTACTCTGTTATTGTATCTGCTGTATCTGAACCGACTGTCTGCTGTTCATTCTTTAATAGCTTATTAACTTCCGATTTAAAATTCTCATAATCAGTATCACATTGTGCCTGATTTGCAAGGTATAATTCCTTGTTAGTGATTGTCTGACTAATTGTCAATGAACCAGTTTCTGGAATAGCCGCATACATTGTCATGGCTGATTGACCATTAATCACTGATGTTCCGCTTAAGTTTGTTGTCTTTGTTATACTTAACATATTGTTTTCCTTTCTTTCTAACTACTCCATGTATTTGAACTCCAGTCCCATGAAGCTACTACTGTGTCATCTACATATATTCTTAATACACTTCCATCCCAATCAAATGTAACAGGGTTGTTTGTATACATTGCCGGATAGCATCGTCTTGCTAATGACGGATGATATATAGATATATTGTTACAATCTGTGTCAAATCTTACCGTAGCTTCTGAATCTACATATAGAACCCCCTTTCTGATATCTACGCCAAAATCTGTAATAGCATTTATTACCACATTATCATCTCCAATAATGCTAACACCGTGTGCATCAATGTTGTTATGTGTTTTAACATTTGGATTGTACATTTCTATACTATATGGTGATTCCTTCAAATAAGCATCTCCATAAGATAATTTAATCGCACTATATGTTGATGTATCAGTCTCTATATCAATAGAACCTCCTGTTATTTTCGCATTGCTCGATATCAGGTTATCACATCTTATAGTTCCATCTGCTGAAATAGTAGTATTAGTAGATGTAAGCGTGAACAGATTACCATTGATATTAACAGACTTATTACCGCTAATATTAATCGTGCCTTTAGCTTTAAGTGTTATATCGTCTGCAATAGCTTCTATGGCTGATTTGAGTTCTCCACTTGTTGGGTCTTTCTTAATGTATGCTTCAAGGCTTGCTGATGTAGCATAACCTTCAAGGCTCTTCTTTGTAGCGTAATTATTAGAGACTTCCAACTTGATGCTATTGCTTTCCTTGGTTATCGCTTGTGTTATAGCGTTGTTCATAGCTTCTGTAGTGCTATAGCCTGTAAGAGCATTCTTTGTTACATAAGTTGTAGAAATTTCACTCTTGATACTATTGCTCTCTGCATTAACTGCTTGTGTAATAGCATTATTCATCTGCGTTGTTGTACTGTAATTGTTCTGAACATTAGTTGTAAGAGAAGATAGACTTGTACTTATATTGTTCACATCAATTCTTAATGAAGCATTCTGATTAAGAAGATATGTTGTTTCTGTCGCACTGATTTCAACCCAATCATGCGTTCCGTCAGACTTTCGTATAAATCGCCATGCTCTTTGTTGGTCTTTCCAATATGCAATAGTTCCAACATACTTCTCATACTCATCTTCTGTGTACTCCCATGTGCTATCACTAGGGTATCTATCATCACTTGGATATATCTGTATGCTCCATTCATTAGCAGGGTAGTTATCCTTAGTAGGTGCATGTGCAATCTCATATATCTTATGATTGCCATTGAGCTGATTATCAATGTACTGGTACTGATTTGTAACATCAACCGTCAATCCATTTAAGTTCTGTTCAACAGTTGTCAGCTTATTAGATATGCTTGTGACTTCATCTTGATTAGCTTTCTTCTCAACAACTTTTGTAAGATTAGATATACTCAAAGAATTGTTATCAGAAGTTTGCTTTATACTATTAACAGTATTACTCAATGCGGAAACTGTACTACTATCAGCCTTTTTAGAAAGCGTTTCGGACATTTTGGTTATAGTAGAACTATTTTCATCAACAGTCTGTTTAACTTCATTAAATGTCGTAGTATCAACCTTGTTACCCATATCAGTTTCAAGGTTGGTTGTTCGTGCTTTAAGGCTTGATAATTCACTGTCTGTATCAGTTTTCCATGAACTTATTTCGACATTAAACTTCTTAATACCTGTAATCTCGCCATTGATGTTAATAATGTCCTGTAATGCCTTAGTAACATCACTATCCTTAATTAATACCCACTCATAGTTAGGTACTTCTAATGTACCTGTATCAGCAAATCTATACGAATATCCATCTGCACTTGAAGTCGGATTAACCACATAACAGATATCGCCTATATGCTTTTTTCTTGTAGCGTTATCCGTCCAATTAACAGCTGGCTCATTATTAAGCGTAGGTATTTCTGTCTTAGTGAATGTCTCGATATTTCCGTCAATCTGACCTTGCAACTCTTCTTGTACTCTATCTAAATATTCTTTTGTCGGTACTTCCTCGGCTAATTTATCCAGAGACAAAGAACCTGTTCCTATGCGTTTTCCGTTAATTGTTCCTACTGTAATGTTATCAGCATTAAGATTAGTAACTGTAATCTTGCTTGCGTCAATAGTACCGGCTGTCAGCTTATTAGCGGACAGACTCTGTACCTTTTCGTTTGTTACTGCACCATCTTTAATGATAGAAGTTCCTACAACTTGAGCTGTTACGTTTGCGAAATCAATTTTAGCATAGGCTAAATCGGCTTTATCAACTGTCAAAGAGTTAGCCTTAAGGTTTGTAATCTCTGCATTAACAGCTTTAAGATTTTCAATATTTGCATTAATAATGTCTGCATATGTTGCATCTAACTTATTTGTTTTAAGATTTTCAATGCTTGCGTTAGTTGCGTTAAGATTAGTTATTGTTGCATAGGTAATCTTGGCTGTATCTACATCTAACTTGTTAATCAATGCCTTGTTAATAACAACTAAATCAGCATAGTACCGTTCCATTTGCTTGGTTACCGGTCCAGAAGCTACACTTGTATTCTCTGTATCAGATTTACCTATAGATGTAATTGTATCCATAAGTCCACCGTCGCATTCATGTGTAATCTGCATTATAGGCACTTTGTAATCAACGCCAGCTTTATTAACAGTAATAATGTCGCCGACCTCTAGTCGGTAGTCACCAACAAACTTAACTTCAATCGGTCTGAATGCAAAACCGCCTATTTTCTTGTAGACCTCATCAAGGATTTCTTGCGTCATAAATGGATTCGCAAATGTTAATCCTGTCGCTCCGTCACCAGAAGTAATCTCGCTTTGTTCTGTGGAACCACTCTTGGTATTATTACATGTCAGTTTTTGTATGATAAAATCTTTACTCGTTGTAAATGTAACGCCTTGCTGATAATACTTATGTCCGTCAAGTACATAATCGCTATCCTTATACCACCTTAATTCAAGGTTTCCATCAGAATTAATTACCGCGTTACAGCCTTGCAACATAGCCATATAACCGATAATTTCTCTGTAGGTATATCCTTGTGGCTTGTCACTGATAGTATGTGCTGTAACTATATTTGTTGCTAAAGATATGCCTAACTTACCGCATATCTCATTAAGAATATCCTTATCCGTGCTTGGGAATGTCATATCAGAGAAATAAGGCATATCAGCCTTATACATTCTGTCGTATGCTTCGTAGCTTGTGTATTCTCCGTCACTTGTCTGCTTAGTAACTGTAAATATTCCCAACTTAATATAGTTAATTTCTTTGCCAACCTTAACGCCCTCAAATATGGTAATCTCCTTATTTTCGAGGCTTATTGCTGGCATATAAATAGAAAAGGCAACACTGCTACTGCAAGTGTTACCTATCGTAATTTCATTATTAGGATTTATCATGTTTAGAAACTTGAAATTGTTGAGTGTTTCGATATATTCTTTTCCTTCAACAACGTACTTAGAATAGTATCTTGCACTATTTCCCTTAACAATTTCCGTCATAGCTGTGTCTAATATCTTCATTCTACACCGCCTTTATTGATTAATTAATGGCTTATCATAAACTCAATTGAGTATAATTTAGCTGGTGTAATTTCTTCACATTTATCGAATGCGTCCATAGGAAGCATTGTCATGTCAGGTGCTTCAATCTCCTGCTCGTTGATTTCCTGCATTTCTTCCTGTAACTTCTTTAAGTTCTCTGATGTAATCTGATACTGATTATCGTTGATAACTGGATTGCCGCTGTCGTCCTTATCTGCATACTTAACCTTAGTATCTTCTATGGTCTGTAGTGTTGTCTTATACAGTTCTTCTAACGCCTTAATATTGCACATAACAGCCATGGCAATTCTGCCTGTAGTCTTGTCATGCGATATGTTGCTCAAACTCTCAAATCTGTCTATTAACTCACTTGTTTTAAGTTTCATGTGGAACTCTCCTTTATTTTTGAATTAAACTTAATTTTGCTCCGACTATAAGTCCGTCCTCATTCTTTGCCCTTGTGAGATACGGATATGTCACATCTCCTGTGTATATTGTCATTTCCTTTTGTGCGCCACCTAAGAATAAGACTTGTGCTGTAGGGAATGGGTTGTCTATGTCGCTTACCACATTATCAAGTAATAGTGCCTGTTCGCCTGTTAGCGGCGGTAACTGCAGTTCAATCTTGTCTTTGAGTGCTACAATCGTGCCAACCATTTCTCCATAATCATTTCTTCCTGTATTCTTAGACCATATCTTATTCCTACTGTATGTGTAGCCGTTATATGCCACTGGGAATCTAACCCCCTCAATCACAACTGCGTCAATCAATCAAACCACCCCTTTCAAGGCATTAAAAAGGAATGCACCATTTCTGATACATTCCTTAGTGTGGTTACAAATTTCTTGCAACCATTATATTTATTTCTGTTTGAGCCATTCTAATATTCTCAAGAAAATCTATGCAACTTTATTGAATAATTGCAGTATAAATTCTCTTCCAAGCTGTGTTATTCTCCTGTGATAAATAACCTTGCCATTGTCAAGGATTTCTTGCTTAATCTCTTCATATCCCATACTGCTGTATGGTGAATAAAGAACCCAAGTTCCATTGACACTGTATTGAATCTTTTTATCAGCGAGTAACTTATTGAGCTGAATAGCAGATTTCAGATTCAGTTCTTTAGCAATCTCTGTCATTGTGTATGTCTTATTGACATGTGTTAAGATAGCGTTCTTCCTTTCTGCTTCAACTCTTGCTTGTCTTTCCTGTTTTAACTTTGTTAATAATTCTATTCCAAAGTCTGGATTATTCAGTATTTCATCAATAACATTATCAGTAGCATATATTCCATTCTTGCGAATTGACGGAATAATCTCATCAGCCACTAATGCTTGAAATTTCTCTGCTGTTTCGTTTTTGGCTTTCATTGCTAGTCGGTAGAAGATGTTTTCTGGAATAAAATCGTCTTTCCCAACAAGTTGGGAAAATCCCAAGTCAGACAAATATGCCCTTATTGTTTCCCACCTAACATATTCAACTCCATTCTTTTCTTGGGTAAACCCAAGTCCTCTAGCAACATTTTCCAATCTTAAGTACGCAACGCCATTCTGCTCATAGCAGTCTACGCCGCAAATATTCTTAGTGTTCATAGGTACTTTAATCTCATTGTGAGAACTATCTTTTGTAGTTGGATAATTATAACTCATTATTTTACCTCCTACAAAAATTTATCATTTGCTCTAAACAGAATCTATTGCGTAGTGGGAGTATATGCCCACAATGCCTCACGCAATAATATTATGCTACTTCCTTTGTAGCCTTGTCCTGTTCCTTTAAATTAAAATTATTAACATTGTCCTGAATGGTTTCTATCTGCTGCAAAACTCCCATAAGAACATATGAAACTCTTTCGTTTTCCATATTTGCTAAAACTTCTGTTACTGTTGCGTGTGCAATTTCTGACGCTATGTCAATATTTGTTACGATTTCTACATTACTCATTTGTTTTTCCTCCGAAAATAATCTTGAATTTTCCGAAAGAAACTGATATGATAGATTTATCAATTCCTTTCGGATTGGTGCTTTTAAAGCGTTGTGTTCGTTGGTAGCGGTGCAACGCTTTATTTTTTTTGCCCTTTTACTTTTTCAATGCCTTTTTTAATCAAATCAAGTATTGTATATCCGCTTTTATCAGAAAAATTCATTATTTCTTCCTTTTCCTCTTTGGTGACACGAATATATATTCTTTCATTTTTAGGATTGTCGAGTTTAGGTCTACCTTTTTTATTGGACATATACTCACCTCTTTTCTGTCCGCACATTTAATATAAACCGTACGCACAAAAAAGTCAAGCACTTTTTCAATAAAAAATGGAACGCACCGAAAGATACGCTCCATTAAATAATTTATTCAAGTGTTAATGTCTTTTTAATAAGTTTTTTATCAATAAATGACGAATGGGCTTCCACCTCTAAATCTACATTACTTCTATCATTTAAAATAAACGCTTCTGCAATTGTAATAGTCGTGTTTGGCTGTATTTCTTTCATAATATTATCTTCCTCTTCGACAACTTTGAGTAAAGGATAATCCAATTCTACGCCATTTTGAAAACAATTTATGTCATAATTATATGCAGCTCTGGTATTGTCTTTAGAATTATTAGTGAAATCAAAATAAACAATAAGTATATCTTTTTCATTATTATTTATAATTTCATGCTTAAGATACTTAAATTCCGTATTGTTATAAGTGGCATTATCACTGCTTTTTTCTGTTGTGGTATTAGTGTTTTCTGTCTTTGTATCGGTACTTCTATTGCCGTAAACTATTATCAAGACTAAGACAAAAGCTATTGCCAAACCGATGTAAAGTTTCTTTTTCTTTTTCATATTGCGTTACCCCTTTGCTTTTTATATAGCAAAAGAATAACACAATACATTTATCTTATCAATATGGAAAAGCCGCTTGTCCTGTCATATTAGTATAGTTATTAGCTTTATCTTGTACCATTGTAAACAGCTTATCTGCGTCACCTTGTAATGTTATGTTTACATTATTGTTAGCTTCTGACATAGCCGCTACAACTGCATTGTAAACCGCTGGATAAACTGCGTTGGCAATGCCTGTTGTGATTTCCTGCTGATTGGCTACTGCTGTTCTTCCGTCCATAGTACCAACCATTTCAGGTCCAACTTCGTTTGCGACAAACAATTGTCCTTTGCCTGGGAATCCGCCGTTTGCATACCAATCAATACTGACTTTTGGCACTCTAGGCGGTGCAAGACTAAATTCTCCGTCAATCTTAAAGTGTGGTGTATCAATGTGTGGAAATTCAAGTCCTAAATCATTCCACCACTGCTTAAAGCTGTTCCAAGCGTTCTGTATCTTAGCTTTAAAATCTTCGATAGCCACAGAAATGCGTTGAAGTGCTGGTTTGCTATCCCACCAATCTACAATATCATCCCACTTCCCTTGAATACCTTTTTTAATTCCGTCAGCTAAGCTTTCCCATTTTTCCTTAGTAAACCACGGTTTCACATCATTGCTCCACCAAGAAACAATTGCCAGACTGTTCCACCAACCAACGATTGAATCCCATTTTTCTTGTATTCCTAATTTCATTCCGTCAACAGCGTCAACCCATGTATCTTTTTCAAACCACGGTGCAACATTATTATTCCACCAGCTAACAACAGCTGTATTGCTCCACCAATCTGAAAAACTGTTCCATTTTTCGCTTAAAGATGTTTTTACGTTGTCTCCCAGTTCTCCCCATTTCTCCTTAGTAAACCATGGTGCAACACTTGTAGTCCACCAATTTGCTATATCATCTTTATGCCCAAATGTGATAGTTTCTATCACTCCGTCAATAAAGCTAGGTAAATCTTCAAATGGTGCTTTTATAAGATATGCTAATTGGTCAAACATTGACATATCTATTTTCTCGCCTGTAAGTGCTTCATTTAGTTTATTGCCTATATTAAATCCAATAATAGCTGCACCAATGCCACCTACGATTCCTGCTCCAATAGTTAAGCCTATTTCTGTCGCTGTACCAGCTCCCATTATTACAGATAAGTCAGTAGTTAGCATAGTTTGCAGACCTTTTAATAGTCCACCTCCACCAGCAAAACTCTTTAATCCTTTCTTTATAGCACTCCAACTTAATGCGTCTGATATTCTTTCTCCTATTTTTTTGCCTAAACCGGTAAACTTCATAACTCCAAGAACTGACATGATTGTAGTTTCAACGGGTGCAGATTGAAATAGTCCTTGCCATATTTCAATAGCTGCTTTTATAGCTTCCCAGATTGCCCTGCCTACACTTGAAAGAACTTCTACCCAATCAATTCCAGCAAGATAATCTCCCATTTTTCTGCCTATTCCGTACCAGTCTACTTTATCAATGGCATCTGCAAACCAATTAAAAATTCCTGCCACAAGGTTAGATGTATCTTGTCCTGCCTTAAAGAAATCGCCAACAGCAAAATCTTCAAATATTCTCTTAACAGGTTCGAGTGCTTTCTCTATTCTGTCAGCCCAGGCAACCGCCGAATTTTCCATATTAGCAAATGCTTTATTCCAAGCTGCTTCATATTCTGCCACCGCCTTAGTAATATCATCTGTCAAATCAATAGTGCTACCGCCGCCACCGCTTGAGCCTTTGCTTGAGCTTGTATCGTCCTGTAATTTATTTATTTCATCAAATCCCATAAGGGATAATGTAGCTTTCTTAGCTGAATCAGCTACATCTTGGTAGCCGTCTGAAATATCTTCTAAGCCATCTGATGTGTCTTTATAGCCGCTTTGTCCAAAGCTCTCAAAGTCAATCTTAACCCCCATTAAAGAAGCAAGGTTGACTAATAATCTTTTGATTGCAATAGTAACGCCGTTTACAACTGGCATAACCTTTGAAAGAATTGGGATAAATAGCTGTCCTGCTACCATTCCTACCTCTTTCATATTGTTACCGAACTGGCGTAACATATTTGATGGGCTGTTAATCGTGTTGGCTAAATCGCCCCAAGATACTTTTGATTGGTCTAATATTGCTAACACTCTTAACTGCTGTTTTTCCATCTGTGTCATTTCTGATACAGACTTAGAAATGCCTAAGTTATAGGCATACGTCGCTAATGTAGCATTAGTAATATCAATACCATATTTATACAATGCCCTTGACTGCCCGATTAAGCCGCTTTGTAAGTTCTGTGCTACTGTTGAATAGTCCACATTAAAAAGTGAGCTTATATCGCCCGCAAGCATTGTCATTGACTTTGTTATTGCTGTTGTTGCTTCACCCGTCTGTCCTAGTGAGTTAGTGACAGAGGCTAACTGTGAAGCGTACTGTGTTATCTCTTGTATGTTAAGTCCTAAGTTCTTTGCTCCACTTTCTTCAAGCAAACCGCCTTGAACATTGACTTTTAAGCCTGATAGTTTTCCAAGAGTATCATTTACTCTACTTTGAAAACTTTCTGCATATGCTGTTGCGTTATCATAGCCGTACTTTTCGTAATCTTTATCCCATTCCGAGCCAATCTTGCCAAATGCAACCGCTTGATAGTTGAACGCCTCAATGTAATCTGTTGTTGACTTGATGGCTTCTATAAGTTTCTTACTGCCACGAATTACCATAAAATAAGTGGCATAAAACTTGCCTATTGCACTTGCCAAGTTCCAACTGCTTTTAGTTGCTGTCCTAGTGCTTGTAGAAACGCCATACAGCGACTTTTGAAGTGAGTTTGAAGAAGTACCCACCTTGCTACCTTGACTAGCAAGATTAGCCAATGCGTTAGTCATTTGAATAACATTTTGACTTACTGTTGGTGCTCTTGATAGCGTTGTCATTAAGCCATTTAAAGCATTACCTAGCTTTGGAATGTTTACAACGGCGTTTTCAATACTCTTACTGCCTAGCTTACCAAGTGACTTTGCAAGTTCTGTGACTTGTGTTGCATTTTGCGGAATAGCTGATATGCTTGCAACTGCCTTTGTGACAGCTTGAAGTGATGTAGCTGTGTTAGTTAGTGCAACTGAATCAACAGAACCTATCTTTGTGATATTCTTGGCAAGCCTTGTAAAATCTGCTGTTCCTGCGTTCATATTCTGCATAGCAGAACCTAACTGACTAACACCACTCGCAAGACCGCTTAATGATGAACCATTCACAGTCGCAAGTGATGTTGACAGCCTTGTAAGCTGATTTATCAGTTTATCAACAGAATTGATAGCTTTAGTGGCAGTACCAGTAATTTTAACCTCTAAACTGTCTAATTCCACGCTTTACCCCCCTTTTTATAGGATTGTTGGCGGTAATCCTTTCTTTTCAGCTCGTGCCGCCCATTTCTGTTCATTGAGTAACATTCGCTGTAACTCTTTATCGTAGGTATCTTCTTCGCTTTCTTCCGTTTTTTCTGATAAAATAGCCTGCTTCGGATATTCAATGTGTGTATCTTTACTAAATGCCGCACCAATGCCGCAAGAAATAGCCGGTATTGCATAGACAAAAAACCAGTTATACATTTCTGCATCTCGATTTTGTCTATCAATCTTTTTGCCTTTTGCGTATAGTAATAATTTTGTAGGTGTCATTCTTAGAAAGTCTGAATAACTAACGCCTAGTGAACTGGCTAAGACAAAGTATTCTTCCCAGATTATTTTGTGGAAGTCTGCTTTTTCTTGTGGTCCTGTGGAACTACTGTCGGCTTCTTCTGTTCCTGTGTCGCTTCTTCCACATTGTTCGCCATTTCCTCTAACATCGTTGTTATCCCTGACAGCTCGAAAAAACCATCATCTTCCATCGCTTTCTTGATTTCTTCAAACAACGTTCTATATCCGTAACTCTTATCTGTCTTTCTTTTCTCTGTAATATATGCCCTAGTGAGTTCCTTTGCTTCATCCATAGTTACTGGGTTATTGTCAATACAGCCTGCATAAATGGCGGTAATGCAAATCTCTGGCACATCTGCTGTCATATTTGCTAATCCATCAAAGGAAGCCTGTGCAACGCTTTTATCTGTCTGTGCAAGTAAGTAAGAACCATTAACGACAGAAAACATTTTCTGCACTATTTCTTTGTGCTCTGCCGCACCAAAAGAGAACTCAACTTTGTATTCTTTTCCGTTTACATTAATATTCATCATATTTTCCCTTTCCCCCTATGCTTTAACATAGGAAAGGGGCAGTCCGTAGACCGCCCTTTCAATCAATTGTTATTCTGTTACATCATCAAGATATGATGCGTAGTCGGCTGTTTTGGCGTTTGTGCCACCAATCGACACAGCCTTTGATTTAGTCGATTGGCTTATCATTCCCCCACCTTTGTTACTGTGAATGTGCCACCAGTGCCTTCAACAACTTGAAGCTTGTCTGTGCATTCGATAGGTGAAGTGTTAGGAACTGCTGTTACTGTCATTTCAAGTACCGAATCAGTACCAGAAACATCATTAGGTGTCGCTGTTACCTGTCCGACAAATGCGTACTTAGCAACCGCACCTAATCCGTCAGAACCATATAACTGAATAATGTCTAACTGCTTACCTTCTGCTTTGATTAAGTCCTGTAAATAAGCCTTTTCAAGATTTCCTGTGTAAGTCTTAGCGTCAGATGTTTTGATACCCATTAAGAATGTCTGTGAATCATCTTCAAATGTTGTGCTTTCAACTGTGTTAGGTGCTGATACTGGTGCTGAAATTGACTTAGCCGCAACCATTAACTTATATGAGCCTGCAAAACCATCTTCGCTATGCTCCTTGTAGATAACTCTAGCTTTATAACTTGTACTTGCCATTGCTTTGTCTACCTCCTAAAAATTTGCAAAAAAATAAGAGCATTTCTGCTCTTTGTTACAATAATCTATCATTTGCCGCTATCATTCTTCTGAATCTAGCGGTACTCTTATGTACTTTATTACTGATTGAGAACTCTGGCATTGCATTGCCTTGAAATCTCATTGTCTTGAATGTATCTGTAATTATCGCCATAACCTTGCGACAGTCAGACTTGCTTGTGTTAGTTGTAACATCTACTTGAAATGTCGCTAACAATGCGTTAACTGTCTGTCCGTCAAGTGTTTGTCCTTGTTCAACTGCTGGCAGTAAATGAATGTATACTGTTGGAAATACTGCTTGACCGCTGTTTTCCCCCTCATTGGTTATGACTATCTTTGGATATGTCTTTTTAAGCTGTGTTAGGGTTTTAGCCTTGACAAGTGCTGTGACTGTGTTTTCAAGGTCTGTCGCCCAATCGTTTGCATTTGCCATTAACTAAACACCTCTCTTGCTATCTGCTTATACTGATTAACAATCTCTATTGTGGCGTTGTACATAGGCATTGTAGCTCTAACGCCGTGCGTGTAGTGCCATTGATTATCATTACCTAAGTAGTACCAGCCGTCGCTGAATGCGTGGATTTGTCCTGGATATGTTCCTACGCCCAAGCCGAAATCATTAGCCTTTGGGTTCTCGTTGCCGCCGTTGTAATAAATACCAGCACCAAATTCAATTGCTAATAGCGTGTAAAATGGCTCTCTATCTTCTACCTCAACAGTTTTACCGGTAGCAATTAAAATAGCTTGGTAGCCATCTTGAATAGGCTTTCTGTCAACTCTCAATGTTACTGTCCTGCCTAATGGACTTTCATTAACACTCATAATTGCTGCTTTGTCGCCTAATTCTGCTAGTCGTTCAACAAGTAATTCGCATTTATACTGCAAACTCTGCTTATACTGTTGTAGCTGTCTGATAGCTTCATTTACGGACTTTTCAGACAAGGATATATTAATTGTATGTCTTGCCATAAACACGCTCCTTAACCGCTTGCAAAGCAGCTTGTCTTATGCTTTCATTTATTGGCTCTTGCGTAGATGGAATCATCTTTCCTTTAAAGACAGAACCAACTAATTGTTCATTGTCTGCGTGTATAAACAAAGAGTCGCTTTTTGAAAATCCACCTGTCTGATACTTCATGTCTACCACCTACTTTACAACTGCTTTAAGCATATACTTAGTTGAATATAATGCCGGCTTAATGCCTACAATCGTGAAGTCCGCTGATGTTTCATCAACAAGACTGTCAGATGTGTATGTAGGCTTGCTATTAAGCCAAATAAGGTCGCCTTTTTGGATAGGTAACATATTCCTATCTGTCAGCAAAATAGCATCAAAATCAGCCGTATCAAAGCCGTATTCTTTGCTTTGTGCTTCTCCGCCGCTGAATGATATGTTTGCTTTGAAATCGACCGGCTCTGAAAAACCTGTTTTTTCTTCAAGGACTTTGGGTATCTTATTTCCCTCATCATCAAGATAAGGAATGAAGTTGCCCTCTGTGTCGGTATATCCCTCATATAAGATATTGCCGTCATCATCTTTTTCGTAAATAGTTACTGTCTGTCCTTGAAGTGAATACTTCATAGCCTGCTTATTAATGTCAAGCATTGTTCTTTACCTGCTTATAAATCTGATTAACACCTGTGCTTGATAGTCCGGACACAATTCCTACTGCGATTGCATTAAGAATATCATTTGCCGGAAAGTCCGGTATTACATACATACCTATAACGCCTAAGATACCGCCTGCAACACCTACGATTATAGGAATGTAATTATCCTTAATGTGTGGAATTGCCTTAGCTCCTAAGCCTATCAGATATGTTATTACAACGATTGCTACAACTGTTGTTACCGATGTTATATCCATTCTACTATACCTCCTTATCTTCATTGAGTCGTGCTTCCAATCCGTCTATTCGGTGGTGTGCCGACTTTACACTTTCCTCAACCTTAATAATCCTGTTATCGTGAGAATTAAGTTCTTTTCTCATTTCTGTAACTTCGTTCTTTATCTCTGTTGTATTGCTTGATATTGTGTCAAGTTTCATATTTATGCGTGTATTTTCTTTTACACGCTCTGTAAGTTCTGCATTGTCAGACTTTTTGTTGTTCTTAAGATTAAATCCCAACGTAAACAGTCCGAAAAAGACGGAAAAAGCAACTGAAATAATGCTTATAATTACTGCTATTGGCATTGATATACCGCCTTTCATAATTAATAATGGCACACCGCCCACCACCCTTAATGTGTGCCGCCTGCTACCATTTGGTAACGCACAATCTTCTTTAATATTCTGTAATGCCCTATAGGCGTTATAATACTTTAGCAAACGGAAATACCCCGACAAACAAGCTATCTCTATTTCTCCAAGTTCTGTTGACACCGCCCTCATTCATACTCGCCATGTAGTTCTCGCCAGCTTGTGAATGGTCGTAGACAGCCAGATTAACAATAACACTCTCAAATTTCTTCAAGTCCTCGGTTATCATTTCGTCTGTGTAGCTGTCGGGGTAATTTCTTCTTGCCTTTACATCTTCTGTAGCCTGTTTAATGAGCTGTTCGATTACTGGATTATCTTCTTTGTTATCGAACACTACCACATCAGATGTTGTTTCGTTTTCTTCATCTTTGACAGTTTCTATATGAAATTGTTTAAGTCTGATTTTAGCCTGTTCTAATGTGGTGTATTCCATAATTTAGCTCCTATAATCCTAATTTCTCAATTAGCAGCTTCTTTAACTCTGCTCCCGTAAGTTCTTCTGCGTTGCCTATACCTTGTTCTGCGGCAAAAGCCTGCAAATCAGATGTAGACATGCGATTAATGGTTGTCTTGCTATAACCTAAAAAAGCCCCCTCTTCGGGAACCTCTTCGCCTGCGTTATACCATTTTCCGTTATGAATCACTATATATGGATATTTCATAGTTGCACCCCCTACTCTTCGCTATGAACCTCATATACGAATGTGCTATCCATATTTTCATATGATGGAAGTACAACTTCAGAAGCAAATGTTGACATCTTCATAGGTGGTCCGTACTCTGTCTTTGTAGCAACTGTGATACCTGTGCCGTATACTGTTACATCTACATCAGCTACCTGTCTTGCTGTTCTTTCTTCCGGTGTAGTTCCGAACCAAGTATTACCAAGACTACCTTCTGGAAGAAGTGTAACCTTGTTATCTGGGTAGAAGTACTGTTCCTTGCCATCATCGTCAATGTACATCTTGTCGTAAAGTACGATAGTGAGCTTTGTTCTCTTCTGCACTACTGAAATAACAGTATCATCGTCAACTTCAACGGTTGCTGTAAGGTTCTGTGCAAGGATTGAGTTTCTTATCTGTGCATTATCAAGTAAATACTGGAATGTATTGCTATTCATAAGCACATATCTAGCAATCTTGCCCTGCTTCTGTAACTTCTTTCTTGCATTGTTAAGATCTGTAAGTGGCTTTGAATTAGCTGTATCACTCCACATACTTGTGCCGGATAACTTTGCGTAATGGTCTTTTGCGTATGAACCATCCTTGTCATAATCGTAAGCATACTGAACGCCATCACTTACAATAGCAATTACTGGGTGTCCTGCATTTGTCGCAAGAAGCGACATTCTCATACGTTCCGGAACAACCTCTGCACCGCTTACAAGGTTGTTAGTATCGTCATATACGCTTGATAAAGCACTTGCAAGGTAAGGGTCGTCTGCTGACTGAATACGCGCGATTTCAAGCATTTCCTCTTCACCGACTGTCATTCCCTCACGGAAAAATGCCATCTGTGTTTTTTCCTTGCTTAATCCCTCTCTAGCTCTAAGTGTTGGAATTGTGTCAAAGTTAGATGGTGCAAGTGAAACCGGAAGTCCTTTGTGTGTCTTAATCCAGCTTAAATCAAGCCCCTGTTTCTTTCTTTCAGGAAACCACTGTAAACCAAGATAAGGTATCTGGTTACTAGCGTTTTCTGTTGCCGATAATGCAATAGACTTACTGTCTAATACTTCATTGATTAACATCTGTTTACCTCCTGTTATTATTCAAATACAATCATTGGAAGAGCTGTCTTAACCGCTGCGTCATATGTAACGCCTGAGTGTGCTTCTGCTACCTTTGTATTAAGATATGCCTTTTTAAGCACTACTCCCTGTGGTCTGTCTTCTGTTACATCAAATCTTAAGATTCCGATTGCTGTTGCTGTATTATCAGCCACACCTGACTTGTTTACAGGTGTACCAGCTTTTACAATCTTCTTTCCATTCGCATCCTTTTCTGTTACCGTTGAAAAATCAAGTGTTAATGGGATTGCTTCGTTGGGCTCTCTCTTTAAAATCTGAACATCTCCTGCGTATGAAGTCTTTTCATACTGCATATTCATTTCCTTTGCCATTTCTTACCTCCTGCTATTACTGAATGTAATGTGATAAAACGTCATTGTTCTTAGGTGCATTAGATATAAGGCTTTCTGCTATTTTTTCAGCATTTGTCTTATTGTCTGCACCACCTTTATTACTGCCGCCGCCTGGAATATCCTGATTTTTAGCAATCTCCTGTTCCTTAGCCTGTGCCGCAGCGGTTTCTTTTTCGGACATAATCTTGCCAAGTTCGGTGTAATCAAGGCTTCCATCATCTTTAACAACTGCCTTTGCCTGTTCAGCAGTAATCTTAAAATTAGTCATAGCTGCTTCTCTCTGGTCTCTGATAGCGTTAGATTTCTGTAAATCAGCTATCTGCTGATTAGCTGTATCTAATGCCTTATTTGCCTTTTCAAGCTCTGTCAGATTGCCAGCCTGTATTTCATCAAGCTGTTTCTGTAAGTCGTCTGCTGTGTCAGCCTTAGCCTTGTACTGCTTTGCCTTGTTTTTCTCCGTAGCAACTTCTGAATTGTTCTGATTAAGAAGATTAGTAATCTGCTCATCTGTTGCTTCTGGAAAAAGTTTTAATACATCTTCTCTTGTCATAATTACCTCCGTTAAACACACGCTTTTGTTACCGCAGGTCGCTCCTGCTGTGTCTTCTGCTATTTACCGCATAGCTGCAAAATGTATAAAATAAAAGCAGCTACCGATTATTCGATAACTGCCTTATTTTGCTGATTATTATTAAGTTGATTAATTATCTCTTGTGCTTTTTGTTCTTGTGCTTCCACATCATCAATAGTCTTGTATATATTATCAAGATATGGTTTTGATAAAAGGAATGTCTTTTCTGCATCTCCCCATAATCCAACTGTCTTAATTGCTATAAGTGGATGTATGCCACTTTGAAGCAACACTGTAAGCGTCTGTGCCTTGGTATACATATTGTCTTGTGGACTGTGATTTATCTGCACATCAAAATCTCTAACCGATAGTTTTAAGTCTTCTCCTGCAAGTCTCAAGATGTTAAGAACCACTACAGCTAGACGCTTTTCACATGATTTGATAAGAGGGTCTTTCAATTTTGCTCTTGATTTTGAGAAATCCCACCCATTTCTAAGCTCAACTGCTCCCTGCGTGTCTCCACCTGTGTTGCCTTGTTTGTTTGGAATAGCTAATATAGATAAAGCATTGTCTATAAAATCCTCTTTAGCCACTTGGCTTTGTGTTTGATTAAGCTCCTGTGTCATAATATCGACATCAGACTTGTTATCTTTATTCATTGACTTAACAACTAACGCATGATTTTCTTTCATTTTCTTAAAAGTCTCTTCGTCCACTTCGCAATTCACGAACTTAACCCAATATTCAACAAATTGCTGTATGCTATCCATTCTGTTAGACTGCATATTATTGGTTGCATCAAGCATACCTATAATAAGTTCAATGTCAGAAAGTCTTTCGTGATTATTCGGAAATTCTATAATAGGGATTTCACCATATGTATGTAATTTTGCTTCAACAACCTTGCTATCAACAATTCTGAATGACATAGTGTCGGAAAATGCCATCTTATACCAGTTTCCATCCTCGTCTTTAAGTTCCTGCACAACAAGTATCTGCTCTTCGGTGCTCTCATTATAAATAGCATAAGTATTAAGGGGCGTAGGTGCTACAATTCTGAATGGTACATCTCCATTTTTAGGCTGAACCGCTTTAAATGATGTTCCTGTTGCCGACTGCCACTCTCCAGCTTTAATATCTTTCTCCTGCTTATTGGCATCCGCCATAAAATCATTAAGTATGTCAACTGCCTTATTGATAGCTTCATCATCTTTGCGGCTAATAAATTGAATCGGCTCGCCATAGCTTTGTCCTACCTTAAATTGAACCCATTCATAGGCGTGATTCTCGACAATTTTATTAATGATGTCTTCGTTAGACAGCTTGGTTCTGTATAAAACAGGCTGGTCGCCCTTGTAGTAGTTCCACAGATACTTGATAACTGGTTTATTCCAATTAAATACACCTATAGTACTTCCAATAACCTTAATAACATTATCTCTTGTTATCCTGTCTACATTTGTATATGCAATTTTACGTCCATAACAACCTCTAACAAGGTCTTGAAAATACATTGTGTTCATATCTTGCTCCTAATAAAATGTCATACCGCTTGAACTTCTGCTGTCCGGTATTTCCTTAATCTGAAAATCATCATCATCGTTAGGCACATACCATATCCATTTGTGACAGTGCCTGCAAGCCAGTTTATGTGTTCTTGGGTCTTTGCTGTCTGCCTTGGTTAAAAACTTACGGCAGTTCGGACACATGATTGATTTATCTTTATTAATATAAAAATTCATATTTCCACCTCATTGCATAACAAAAAACACTGCCGCAATTAAGCAACAGTGCCTCTCGATAAGGAATATTTTATTTATGAAAAACAGCTCTGTAATTTCTTACAGATACAGTATATCATTGGTGTAATATGACATTCTATGACATCTTTAAATATGTGTTACCATATTTTTCTTCAAATGCTTTAAGAGCCTTTCCGTGAAGTCTGATGATTTGTCTCCATGAATATTTCATTTCTGTAGCGATAACTTCAAAAGTTTTCTTTTCGATATATCTTGAAAACAAAATATTATAGTAATCTTCATTCTCTATGCTGTCTATTTGCCCTATAATCAAGTTTTTCTTTTCAATATATTCATCTATCATCTTATCGAGATTACGCTCCATTTCGTCAATCTTGGCGTATGTAGTGCCTATTTTATCTGGGTCAGATGATGATATTACCTTTTCTTCATTTCCAATAGCCGATATGCTGCAAGAAAGTTCTCTAAGTTGTGTTATTTCTGTCAGCTTGTTGTTTATCATTCTATTAAGTCTGCTTATCTGGTTCAAATAGTCCTTAGTTGTCATAGTAGATCAATACCTCCTAAATGGATTTTTAGCTGCTTCAACTTTAGCTGTTCTATTACCTTGTGTCATTCTTAGTGCAAAGTTTGAGAAAACGTCTGGAACATCATCTAATTGTTTCTTACCTGATACTGAATATTGCTTTAACAGTGACATCATCACTCCGTATGGCTCATTAGGCTTATAAAGTGATTGGTCTTTGAAAATAATATGTTGTAATATCCAGTTAGAACATTGGAATATCCTCGCTTCCTTATTTGTTTCCGTTGGGGTGTCAGTGATGTTACATATCCATCCGACACTCTCAACTCTCTTGTTGACTTCCATTGCCACTCTATCACCACCGGCGTTACGCTCAAATTCACACTCTTGCACTTTATTATTTACAAGCACGCTTGCGGCATTTCTATATTGTTCTTCGTAATCTGCTGTGTTGTCGCATACGCAATCAATGCAGTAATAGTCTTCTCCGTGTTTCTGTAATACTGGCAGTACAAAATAATCTGTGCCTTTGCCTTTTGTATCGCATTGAGCTGTAATAATCTCTGGTTCTCCATGTGGCAAATTAAGGTATCTGCGAATTTTATCATCTGGAAATAATAGTCCCTCACGCTCGATGGGTTCCTGTTTATACAAACATCGGTAAGAGATTTCGTCCATGAGTAATTGTTGGTCGGCAAAAAATTCTTTTGTGAATCCGCTATACTCATAATCGAAATTACTCTCGCCTGTTACTGGGTCTACATCTGGCACAGCAATAGTCTTAACTCTTTTATTGCCTGCGTACATATTCTGTATTCTTCCGATAACATCGTGTACGCTCCAACGTGTAGCAATATGTATCTCTTTACAATTATGTCCGTCTGTATCTTGGATTTTTCTTTGTCTGGCATCTACCGCATATTTATCCCACAGCTTATCAAGCACCATAGGATTAAGTGCTTCTTCAATGCCGCCTATCATATCATCTACAAGTAAAAATTTACTTGCACGAACTTTACCAGCATTTTTACTTCCAACAGATGTGCATTGTACGCTTGGAAACGGTTTATATTTTCCTATGTTGAACTGCTCTAACTTTGCATTAGTGCTTGTAACTGTAAGGCTAGGAAAGATTTCGTTCCACGCATATTCATCAGCGTTGGTGACAATATCGTATACGCCATCATAGTACATTCGTGTAATGTCGCCGGAATGGGAGTAAAAGAGACAAAAATCATTAGGAAACCAGCCAGCTACTAAGGCGTTAAACATTTTTTCGATAGTTGTTTTGCCTGCTCCAGGTATTAATGACACGCACAATATATCGTATTTATCGTCAATCATGCCCTGCAAGGCTTCTATTAATCCCATTTTTAAGAATTGTTTGCGACGTGGCATATAAAATCGTTCTTTAGGCTCTCTTTTCTTTTCAAGATACCTAAATCCGCTATCAACAACTTTGTGCTGCGCTTCGATTAGTAAAATATCATAAAACCAATTAATCAGCTCATATTCCGTTTTGTTTGCAAACGCATACTTCTCTAAATCCCATATCGTTCCACTTGTTTTAGCCGTGCAGAAGCTTTCTATAAGCTCTTTTGCCCTCTTAGTGAGTTGCAGTCCATACTCAATATCTTTCTCGCCGTTTATGGCTACGTTGCAAGCGTCTACATAGGCATTAGTTACCTGTTCATCTATCCCGTTTTTCTCTATGTAATTTTCGTAACTATCAACTGTGGAAATAAGGCTTTGACTAGCCATAAGAAAAGCACCTCCACTTTTCAGCAAAGGTGCTTATAGACCTCTGCCTATAACTGTTTTAGGGTAGCGACTACAATCAATCTGTAGCCGGTAATATCGTTTTAATTATTTTTCAGATATTCTTCAAGATTTTTACAGAAATCTTTGTCTCTGCAATAAACTGTTTGACTTATATTTTTGTCTCCTCCAAGTGTTGTCATATCAATTCGTTCAACAGTCGGAGAAAAATTAGGACAATTCTGACATTTTTCTTCAACATTCAATAAAATCATAATTCCTTCATAATCCCATCAATTATCGTTCTAATTCATCAATTCTTTTTTCAAGTACATTTATGTACTCTCTTATTTTCTTATCATCCGAAGGAAACTTCGGTTTACTTCGTTCTATTCTCCAATTTCAACTATCTGTTTTGTATTAGTATCATAGGTGCATAACTTACCGTTCTCCGAATAATATGGAGACATATAATCATATCCAGCTTGATATTCTGCTTCATTAAATACTATATAAACGACATGAGTTGTGGAATAATAATATAAATCATTTTCTCCTTCTATCGAAACAAGCTTTGAATGACTATCATAATTTTTATTACCTTCGCTAATACCACATCCGGTCATTCCGAAACACAATGTTAATCCTAATACAACTGCTAAAATTTTCTTTTTCATAATTTCTTCCTTTCATCGCAAACAATAGTCTGCTTCTTCTAATCTATCCGCTATTCTTGTCATTTCAATCTGTGTTCCGTTTTCATCCCTTGTGCCGACAGTTACACATCTGTCACAGCCACCGCTTGGTATATTGCCAAGTCTTATTTCAGTTTTATCATCCTCAAACTTGTAACATTTACGCATTTCTTCAATGCAGTTATTCATTTCTGTTATTTTCATAACTTTGCTCCTTAAATCCTTGCAACTATGTGTTCTTTTGAAAATTCTTTTTTATCTTCATTGTAGATAGCCGAACCATTTTTATCAGTTTTCAGTCTATCAAATTTGCAAGTAACCTTTATACCATCTTTGTTACTGCATTCTGCATGATAATCAATAACACGTACTTTCTTCTGCCATTTCCCATTGGCATAAATCTTTGTGTAACCGCCAGCTCTTGTTTTAATGATTATTTTACTTCTTGTTTTCTTCATTTCTCATAAACCTCTCAAAATCTTTCCTGCACTTAGGGCATAATTCAAAACTATTGCTTTCTCTTTGCGTTTTTCTCTTATAAATAACTCCGCAGATACCAAGACCGTATGATTGCTTTTCTACCTCAATATTTGCAACAGCACTATAGTTATACTCGATTTCCACACCGCACCTGTCGCAAGTGTGCCATTCTTTTTTATGTTTCATTCTTCCACCACCTTTTAAACCAGCCCTAACATACATAAAATATCAAGTCTCGATATTCTCTCCGCACCCTCTCTTGTGTGCATAAGAATTTCTTCAAGTCTTTCATTTTCTGCATTACTATACTTATCTTTGCTATATGCTTCTGAAAAGCAATAATATTTGCAATATCCATAGTCTACCCCAAGTCTGTTGCCGTAAATGCTCTTTCCGACAATATCGTAATATTTTGGTACTTTTAAAATATTGTGTTTTTCATCTAGGGTACATTCCTTTTGCTCTGCTTTTAGCTTTGATTGAAGATATTTCAGAAAGCTTTGTATATCCTGTTCCGATTTTGAAATATATAAAATAGTTTCTTTCATTCTTACACTCCTACTCTATATGTTCTAAATATTTGCCAAAATCATTGTCAAAAGAAATATAACACTTAAAAACCCCACTTCTGCGACTTCTCTAATATTTTTGGATTTCTTTATGAGCCATAACGATAAGAGATAGTAAATAAACAATGCTATTTTGCACAATATCATTCTTTCACCAACTTTCTACCACAGATAGGGCAATAATTGATTTCAAACTCCCCCTCTCCATATTCTTCACCGCTGTTGTCATAGCAAAGTTTATAACAATAGCCATAATTAGTTGATTCTATATATGCTCTGCCATATGTATAGCCATTTTCAATCTTCTTCTTTTTACCATTGCAAAATTCACACATATCACTTCTTCCCCCATAAATTATTTGGCAACTCCTCACCGCCGTAAATCTTGTTAGCATATTTCTTAAATGTCGGTACGCTACAACCTGCTACTTTTGCCGCTTTTACCTGTGAAACCTGCCCCGATATGTACAGGTTAATTGCTTCATAAAACTTATCTTTGTTTAGTGGGTGTACGCCCATAGCCATAATAATCACTCCTTGTCTGTTTTACATCATTTTCTGTATCATAATTGCCAATATACCTGTCAGTAAACATATAATTATCGACATTCCCTCTTTAACAGCTGTTGCAATAGATATATCTTCTCTCTCAATGTATTTGATATTGTAATAAACCCATATCAGTAACACTATGCCTAATATCAATTTCATAAACATTGTTCCTTTACATTTCTATAAATCTATTTGCCAGCTTGCCAAGATATTCAGCATTGGCAAAATGTGTTATTGAGTAGTTAGTGCTTTCTCTGTGTTCTCTGATGAAATGGTCGTTAATCATTCTCTGTAAAACTGTAATGCCTTTATCGTCTGTTTCGTATATAGCATCAGTGTCGAAATGTCCGTGCTCTGTATCTGTGATAGTTGATAGTACAAAACATACATTCTTTAATGTCTTATCTGTAAGTATTGGGTGTACTTTATGGAAATAGATTTCATATAACTGCATATACATCTTAAATCCATCCTTAACGCAATCACATATGGATGAATTATCTATGTCGTTGTCACAGATGTTGTTGAACCTATTAACCATATCTTTTTCTTTAAGCAACATTTCATTTCTTGTGACAGCTCTTGCCGTTGGTTTCTCTGAAAACGATGTATGTACCTCTCCATCAATGTTAATTGATGTATTGTCCTTATTAGTATTTAATCTTTCAGTATTTTGTTCATTAGTATTTAATTCATCAGTACTTAATCTATCAGTACTTAATTGGCTGTGGTTTTCTACCTGTTGACATTCAACCCCTAGATTTTCTGTGTCTTGTTTTTCTATTTTCTGTTTATATGGTTCTTCGTAAACCTCATAAGTGTACTTTATTCTTCCACCATTGCTTTTTGTTGGGTTTTCTTTGGTAACCACAACATAATTATTATCCCTTAACTCATTTAAAGCCGATTTAACAGCTGTTTCATTCTCTTTACTTATTGCAACTAACCCAGCTATTGAATAATCCCAATTATCGGGCAATGAAAGCATTACGGACAATAATCCTTTTGCTTTCAAACTTAACTTTTTATCTCTTAAATGAGTATTACTCATAACTGTGTAATTTTTTGTTTTATGCACTCTAATTGTTGCCATAATCGAATACCTCCGCTTGATATTATTTATGTATGCCTGTGATACACACTCCGCTTAATCAATAAAAACAACAAACAGGCACAGCGGAAGTGCTTTTCGCTTCGTCAAGCTAGTTTGTTGTAATCGGATAGACAGGAATCGAACCTGTGACTACTTGAATAAATCAAGCGTTACTCCCATCTGAACTACTATCCGTTGTACAGTTTCTTGTGTTGGAAAGTATTTATGGCACTTCATTACACTATCTGCCATCCTGTTCGCAAATCAACCAACACAAACATTTTAATTATTCAGCAGGGAATACTGCAACGCCTGCTTATTCGGGAATGACCCGACAACTTGCTATGGTGAGGATTTGCACCTCCACATGACACTTAAGACGAGTTATCTAAGTTGCAGATTTCAACTCATAAATCTACTGCAATACTGGCTACCTATTTCAGCACATAGCAACCTACTCACACCTCTTAACCTAGGATGAGTCCGTAAACAACATTACGCACGCAGACCTAAGAAGTGCTTTCAAAACGCCGACATCGTGAATCGAACACGAACAACATTTCTGTTGGATAGCTTAGCAAGCTACTGGAATACCTTTATCCCATATCGGCAAATACCGCCTGTAACGGCTATCAAGAAACAAGAACAGAAACAATAAAATATTATGGGTATTTTAGTAAGGAGTGCTTCTTGATAAGTTGGTTTTCACATGACTGTGTATATACACGCCAAGCCCTCTCAAGCGGTCTTGCACCGCTTTTAACTGAGCAAAATCCAAAGAGGTACATGAAAGGAGGACTACCTTAAAATGCAAAACATGGTAGTCTACGATAAAAGTAAGACGAACTACACCAGTCGGATTCGAACCGACGCATACAGAGGTCAAAGCTCTGTGCCTTACCGCTTGGCTATGGTGCATTAAGTGGCTATTCTCGGTATATATTCGCCACAAACCGCAGTGTACTATCCTTTGTAGCCATTATACTTTCATTGACCGACACGGCTATTCTGACAATTCTATGTATTTGTCAATGTACCACTTGGCTTTTTGAATATCCTCTAAGCCGTTTTTTCTACCGCTTCGGTAGTTATACTTAAAGGCATTGAGCAAGCAGAATGTCCTTACAGCTTCAACACCAAATATCTCAAGCATAACATCTATGCACTCATATTTACCGGTTACATAATGGCTAGGATGATTAACATTGTCATTTACCGGTTTTTCATTGATGCTAGGTGCAACATCTTTGAGAGGTGTAAAATTGTTATTTTCCCCACCACTTACAACGCAATCATTACATGGTCGCTGATTGAATAGTTTCAACCTATTTTCACAATTAAGGCACATATTTATTATATTTCTTGATTTCATTAGACATCACCTGCCTGTCTGTGATTAGCTTTGTAAGTATCAAATCCCTCTGGGTATCTTGCTTTCAGCTTATCAATGTTAATCTGCATGATTTCATCAAGGTTCCAACCGAAGGATTCACAAATCATTGCAAGATACCAACAAATATCGCCAACTTCTTTCTTTGCATGGTCAATATCAAGCTGTTTCTCATGGAAAATCCATTTTTTAATTATGTCGTTAAACTCTCCAACTTCACCGGATAATCCAAGACAAGCATTGAAGATGCCACCAAAATCAAGATGTTGTTCGTCTTCTGCAATCAAATTTTGCTGTAAAAGATATTTCATATCGCACGTTAACATATTTTCAAGCATTCTGTCTGTTGCTTTGCAATCATTTGTCCGCATAGCTAATGCCTGATACTCATTTCCGGTCATATATCATTCTCCTGTCCGAAACACTCTTTTTTATTTTTTAAAATTTTTTGGAATTTACTCGGCTGAATTAGCCGTTTTGATGTGTGTATTCATTGAATATCTTGTGAATAATTAAGATGTGTCTATTATACACCTATCTATCAGATTTGTACAGTAGATTTATTGATTATATTATATGGGTTATTATCAGGACTATATATTAATAAATATAATGGTTATTGTATATAGTTTAATAAATTATTATTGGTTGGTTATGTATATATAAATATATATAATAAGCCTTTTTATCTTTGGGGTTTTTTGAGTGACTTAGTTAGGCTCTCAATGCGTGGATATATAACCCCCACGCCATGCGTTTGTGAATAATGCACAATGAAATCAGCCAGAGCGGAGCGACTGCGCAATAAATAATTATCACGCAATCATTGTCAATCCGCTTATTTACTGGCTTTATCGTACTTTTATCGCTCAAATGTTCTGTTTTATCACTTCGCTAAAGTCTAATTTAGCGAAGTGATGTTATCGTGAGCCAAACAGCTAGAATCCGCTTGTTTACTGGCTTCGCGGGATTTCTTGTACATCTTGCACAATGATTTCTTGTTGTGCAATTTGACGAATATCAGAGCCTTGAGCGTTTCCGGATGTGCCAAGCTGCGGAAGGTCTGCGGCTGTTTTGATGGTCTTCGTGTTCTCTTTTGTTACTCCTGGCAAGCTCCAACCATAGTATTTATTTAATATAGCAATCTGTGCAACTGCCTGCTTGCTGTCGACTAATTTGTTTGTAAGACTTTCTTCTCTTTCTTTGCTAAGCTTTTTGTAAATCTCCGAGGCCGATGTACTTGACCGATTATCTTGCTTACCCCATGCATATATAGTATTATCGTCTATTCCTGTTAGTTTAGTGAATCCTACAATACTAATCTCTTTATTATACACATAACATATATATATATAATAATC